CCAAATCTGGTCATGATAGTTGTATATGACGTAGTTGCTATTGTAGCTGTTACCGTGCGCCGGGTAGAACCACCAGACTTCGTTCCAGCCTTCGTTGGTACCGCAAACAATCTGGTCCACCTGCGACATGGATATATTCTCGAATACCTCATTACGCAGTGTACACGGCAACGTTTCAATCCGGCCCGTATAAGCGTAGAACTTATCCTGCCCCATCCAGTACGTTATGTTCGCTGCGGATATACAGGCACGTGGTGAAATGATCGATATGTTGTCGGAATATTCCTGTATGCCGAATACGTCAGTCGTGCCGAGATATTGCAGCGTGTAGAGGTTGCTGTCGGTCCAGAACAGGATTTCCTGCCGGGTTGGCATGGCGCGCACGATCTTGGACCCGCGCGATACGCGCAGATCACCCGCTGAGTTCAGGGCTGTCGGTATCCAGTCATTTGGTACATCCTGACTGGCCCAGCGAATGAGCATGGGGTCGTAATCGTCCTCACTGGTAGACCCGTAGGGCACCGCACCGAACGCGATCAGATGCTTGTCCTGCTGCGAGACAAGTACCTGCATGACCTTGACCGGCACAGCGTCACGATACCCTGCCGCTGTCGTCGTGCTGTCACCGTTGGCGATGGACCAGTTGTAGGTATAATCCGACATGCTTATGGCCCGGCTCGCCAGCGCCACACCGGGATTGACGATCAGCCCACGCTCCCACCAGTAGATCGGGCCATTGCGGATATTCATGACAAGATCGTTATCGAAATTATCGAACCACCAGTCCCGCTGCGGCAGCACGATAGGTGACGTGGAACCCATACCCCAACCGTCGTGTCCCCACGCGCCCGTACCCCAGCCATAGCCGGACGTGGGGAACGGATAGCCAGCATCAATCTCGAAATCGATGGTGATGCCGGTACCCCCGGCACTGGTCGCATTGCTCGTCGCCGCCGTCTGCGCAACAAAGGTGAAGGTGTTTGTGCCCGTCACCGTAACCTGCTGGTTGCCATTGATCTGACTGACGGGGATACCGCCTATGGTCGTGCCCGCCACGCCGCTGATGGTTACGTAATTGCCCGTCGTCGCACCATGGGTCGTGCCCAATGTTACGGTCACGACAACGGACCCTGCCGATGTGCTGATACAGTTATTCGTGTTTGGACTGGTTAACGTAGGGGTAGAGGCTCTAAGCGGGGTAATGTCGTTGTAGTAACCGCCAGCTTCCAGATATACCTTGGAATTAGTACCCAAGGCTAAAAGGTTGTCGCCGAATGTAGTCACCCAGTTCCACATCTGGCGGCATACACCAAGGAAAGTAGTAGGCCCATATTTCTTCCAGCCCCCTATCTTTTGAGGCATGTTGGACCGGAACCGCACCTTGTCGCCCGCATACCAGCCACCCTCGTTGGTGTAGCTCGTATTGTCCCGGCTGATACCGGGCCGGATCGTGAGCTTCAGGAATGGCATGTCACTTACCGTAGCCCTTCAGATACATAACCTCCTGCCGAAGCGCCTTGATGGCCTCAACCATAAGCCCCATCATCGAACCGTAATCGAGTGCCAACATACCATCGTCGGCCTCCATCACGGCCTCAGGCAATACTTCCTGCACCTCCTGCGCGATAAGCCCGGTCCTGCGCTTGTTACGGTTGTCTATACGGTTGAAGGTGTAACCAGTCAGCTTATCGACCTTATCCAGTGCTTCTTCGATAACTAACAGATTGTTCTTTAGCCGCTTATCAGAGTAGGCGCTGACGTTCTGTGATGCGTAAAGGGTACCCGTAACAACACAATCACCGGCAACGTACAACCCAGTGTTCCCCGCGTTACCAATCTGCGTGCGGCCACCGGGATAAGCGTATATAACATTACCCCCAGCAGGACCGTCATAAATAATGAACGAACTGCTGGCATTCATCACATGGTAGCAACCACCGTTGCAATAGATGTGGTTTCCCCCAGTCCAGTTCATCGTGCCGTCGATGGTGCCGCCACCAAGTGAATTGGCATGACTGGCATTGGTGGCGTTACTGGCGTTGGTCGCATTTGTCGCGTTAGTAGCATTGCCCACCGTCAAACTTGACGCCGTACCACTCAACCCCGCACCGCTACCGTTGAATGTACCGTTCGTAAAAATACTACCCGTGAAAGAATGCCCACCCCCGTTCTCATTGACGTAATTTATGTGATTGCCAGAACCGGTAGTCAAGAAGCCAAGATAACCTAAGCGCGTACCATCCGGCTGGTTAAAGGCAACATAACCCGTATGTGTGGCATCGCCGGGATTAAGATATGAACCACCACTACCCGAAGGCTTGGCGGTTATCGTCGATGCTGCCGTTATACTACTCTGCGTGGTAATTGAACCAGTGACAGACAGCACGCTATAACAAGACGCCCCACCTTGATGGATTTGAAACATGGTCTGTCGCCGGTCGCTCGTACGCGCACCGGTAGGCGTGACCTGAAAATTAAAAATAGACGAGCCGTCCGTATTTAAGTCTACACTTTGCATCGCAACTTGAATACTATTTTCATTATCATGATTAATATATTGTGACTTAACAACACTACCCGATGCACCCGGAGATTGAAGTGTAAGACCCTGATACTGACCAGTACCAGTAGCTACAAGTAACAATATATCGCCGCTAGGAGCAGTTACAACCAATTCAGTATTAATTGTAGCACTGCCATTCACAGTCAACGCCGTAGTAGTGACATTTGGCGTTGTCAGATTGGTGATCGTCGCATTACCGACAACAACATCATTGACTGCCAGCGAACGCAATTGCGTAATCATATCAACCACGTCGGTGCCGTTCACATAAAGCATCGTCGTTTTGCCCATAGGCACGGTGATGCTCGCACTGGTTGTGGTCTTGACAATCACGTCATTATCGGTCGCGTTATTGACGATGTACGATTTCTCGATGGCTGGAACCACGAGGTTGCGCGGCGAACCGCCCATGGCCCCCACGCAATTCAGGCGCAGGTTCCGGGCAGGCTGCGTGCTGTTGGTGTTGACCAGCGTAAGCGTGACATTGGCGCTCGCGAACGTGATATCGACACTGCCGCTCGCGGCTTCCTCCATCGCCTGCCAATTGACATTGGTGACATCACCCCATGTCAGATTGTTCTCGCCCGTGGCCATAAGCTGGAGCTTGAGATTGCTGTATGAGCTAGGCATGCCTGTTCCTCACGTCTGGACTTCGGACCACACCGTATCGGCCCCCCTGTCCACCGCTACCCACAGATCGCAGTCGGGCGTATTGACGATAGACGACCACGCCTCGCAATCCGGCGTGTTGATGATGGCACCCCACACCAAGGGGCGGGCAACCAGAACGTCAACCTCTACACCGTTAGGGAATACACTCGCATTGGCCTTTACGCCAACCGTTCCTGTCGAAGCAACAAGACCAAAGCCTGTGACCGGGATGAAATTAATCGTATGAGTGGCCAAGGTACCCGTCTGGATCGTTACCGGGACACCCGAAGGCCATGCCTGTGCATTGGCCTTGGGAGAGACATCCCCAACCCCCACGTCAGCTTCCAGCCCCGATGGAAACACATTCGCGAAACCACTGAAAGTCGGCGTACCCACCCCTGCCGTGAGCGGAACCCCAGTGACGGGAAAGGAAGACCCAAAAGCGACGGTAACACTGGTGACCCCGACCGTGAGAGGCACACCTGACACGAAGACAGACTGGTAAAGGATCGTGCTGGGATCGGAGTAAGAGTAAGCCGAATAGGGCGCGAAACCGAACACGGCTACCAGACCTTGACTAGGAGATCGCCATGGTCAGGGGAGGATTGGAAATCGGCATCGGCGACCGCAAACGCACTTTTGGCCGCAGCCATCAGGCTGGAACCGGGGGCAAACCGGGAATAGCCGCTGGTGTAACCTTGACCTTTGAAAAAATTGACATAGGCCGCGATGACATCAGGGTCATAGGCATAGGCCCGCGAACCCTTCTCGTCAGGGGCGATCAGGGCAATCACCATGTGAAAAGCGGTTCCGTCCCCGAAGCCAATGATGACGAACCTGTCCGGTCCTGTGACCCATACACCTAGACCGGTAGGCAAGGAAAGGATATCGCGGAAGCGTTCAGCGACGAACGCCTTGCGCGCGTCCCCAGTCTGAACATGATCGGGCCAGACAAAGGTACCCGCCTCCAGCTTAGGCAAACTCGCCGCGTAAAGCGTATCGAACGGGATTTCGTCGAGCGAGTGAAATGAGCCAACCTCAATCATCCGTACACCGTGACGTTGATATTACCCGATGAAGGAAACGGATTGCCCACACCCCACATCCACTGACCCGAACTGAATGAAGCCGAAGCACGACTATAGTTAACCCCATTGACCGTTATCGATGACCAGCCGCTATTCGGCGGGCTACCCGTAACACCGAGATACAATAAGCCTGTTGACGATAACCAGTTAAGCTGATTGATCGTCCCTCCGGTAGGTCCGAATACAGTTGAACTCATACTGCCATAAGAACCGCCAAGATAACCGTAACTGGTGAATGACTTTGCTGAGGTAAAGCCGACATTCATCGTGTAAGCCCACGCATGGGACTTACCCCACAAATCGCTCATACTGATTGCGCCAGATGGCACACCAGCCAACGCACGCACAGCAGCGTCATTGAGGGTAATCGGATTACCCGCTGGCAAACCCAGTTCAACATTCACCATAGCCAAGGTGATATTACCGGAAGAGGGGAGGGTCATGCCTTCGCCTCCAATGCCGCCAGCCGCGCTTCTAGCTCTGTAATATGCTGCTCCTGTGCAGCAGCGAGAAACATCGTTATCTCGGCATACCGCACACCATAACGATCACCAGCCGGGATCGTAACATAAGCCCCGCCTTCACCAGAGGGCGTCGTATGCTCATCCCACTCATCCCAACAAAGAAAGGCATAAGGCGTGTTACCCGGCTTGCCGTCAGCACCAATGGGATCGACCAGCCCATACGAAGCCATAATCTCCCAAACCCGCTGCGCACGCACACCGCAATGATACCGGGCCTCTGCGGCAGTCTTATCCTCAATGGCACTGAGCCATTGGTACATGCCAATCTCTTGCGCTATGTCTTTCGCGGCCCTGAGTTCGGTCTTGGTAAGCGGACCCCGCCATAGCTTCTCCCGCTCGTCGGATGTGTTGATCGCACCAGTTACGGCATAAACGGTAGTCCACCGAGCCGTACTCCAGCCGCACCCTAATGTATTGTCAGTAGTTGGGTTGCAGGCTCCTGTACCTATCGTAACAAGATTTTGATTATCAGCTCCAAGATACATACCGCCGCCAGAATTTGCAGCGCGAACGAACATATTCGTCCCATCGTGCTGTATCATCCCCTGATTACTACGCAACCAAAGCGCCGCACCCGATACAAGAGTTTGCCCGTCTGCCTGTATTATAAAGTCAGGACTAAAGTTTGACCCATAGCCATCGTTCGTGCCTTGAATATGGAAGCTGCCCAACGCCGATGTGCTGCTGGTCTGAATGATCCGATAGCCAATGGTGCCCGCAGCATTCATGAAACGCATCTCAGAGGTAGGGTCACGGCGAGCTGCTATCGTACCGTCAGACCCAATGCGCAGCCGCTCCGTAGTGCCGCCACCAGAGCCGTTGGCGCGAGTGCCGAAGAGCAGCGCGCCGCCGTAATCTCCGTTAGTGGTGTTTTCCTTTATGCCACTGACGAAGGCCAAATCTGCCAGATCACCTGCGGCATCGTAAGCACCCCTGAAGGATATACCTGCCCCGGAATTACCGCTGTTGTAGGCGGCGGTCCCTGTAAACTGCGCAGTTACCATAACTGGAGCGAATGTGGTGGTCGGATTAGCGGTAAAGATGGCGGTGCCAGTATTTAGTAAAGTAACTCGCTCGCTACCACCAGCGAAGAAATCTATCCCCCAAGGATTGGTTACTTCTGTCTTTCCCCTAATAGCGATGCCAGCACCATCTGTGTTGAATGTTGGACCTGCCTGAACTTGAGTAGTAGATGTCTGCGACCCAGTAGTAAGAATTGTCTGACCTGTTCCTGTATTGCTTACTATAAAAGTACCATTAACTCCAGCCGAACGAATGATGCGGGCGTCGAAGTCGCTACCCGCCGTTGCGTGGAAGTCGATGTAGCTCGCGCCGTCACCAGTGCGGTTGCCGCCTAGCTCAATCGCACAGTCACCGGTCGAGACGCCTTGACCTGTGGTAATCGTCGCGCCGAACGTCGGGCTGTCGTTCACATAGACAAAATCGCCATCCGTGCAGGACGTATTGAACTGCGCCTTGGTACCGACCAAAGCGCCCATGTCCACGTTCAGCAAACCACTCTGCAACCTGAACACCGCATTGGTAGCCGGGTAATCAGAGAAAAGGGTTTTGACCCCGGCGCTGAAATTAACCAGCGCACCGGCATTGCTCGACGCCAGAACCGTGTCACGCGACAACGTCGTACCGCCAGACCCTACAGTACCTACCCCTACCTCGAAATTCGTACTGTCCGCAGCCGTATAGAATGTCGTGTTGTTCGCGCCGATCCCCGTGTTGAACGTACGGTAATTCGGCACGGCACCGCCAAGCGTGAAAGGTCCTGTCCCCGTCGTCGAGGTCGTTTCCTGAACACGATCAGCAACGGTAAAAGCCATTTACGATACCCGCAGGATAGCCGTGCCAGCACCGGGGGTTGGAAAAATGATCGTGAAATCGCCTGTCGTGGAGGACTTGTCGGAACCGAAATCGAGGATTGCCACAGCCGGATTGACCAGCGTGGCCCCGGCGTTGCTGAGTTTGGACGGGGTTGTGTTGTAGATCATCGCCCCCCGCGCCGTGATCGTCGAATTGGAAAACGTGAGATTGGCGAAGTTGGTATAACCAGCACCCGACGAAGAAGTGTTAGGTGCCGTCGTGACGCCCTGATTGACCAAGGTACCACCGCCAGCGGTATAGTTGGCCCCCAGCACCTCGTTGCCCGTCGTGTAAGCCGTGGTGTTGGCGTCAAGGCTGGCCGATGACGTATAGAGCGCCAGCTTGAACGTGTTTCCCGCAGTGCGGAAATCATGCACGCCCAGCAAAAGCTCAGCCTTGAAGCTGGAGGTAGCCGTCTGCGTGATCGCCATGGTCGCTGCTCCTAAGTGTCAAGGAGCGGGATAAGCTCGGGGCACCCCGCCTCACGAAACCTGTTTGCCAGCGTCACCTTATTGCCGCGCACCGCCTCATGCAGATACATGAGCAGGACACGGTACAGTTCACCACGAAATGCTTCCACCTGTTCGCGTAGCACAGGAGGCGCATCTTCGCCAATGTAGATGATCCTCGCGAGCGCCCGGTCGGCTAACTCTTCGGGTGTGGCCCCGCGCCCGGTGGAGGTGAACACCTCCACTCGGCCAAGGCCCATCCCGATCTCTTGACCGATATCACCCATATCACCTCACCGGGTATCGCGTTTGGGCAACCCGATAGTTGTCTTGTCTGTTCTTCCCCTCACCCAGCTGCTTGAGCGATGCCCATGTCTCATCATATCGCTTCTGGTAGTAGGTGACGGTGTCCTGTTCCGCCCGCAAAAAAGCCAAGGCTTCCAGCAAAGCCCCGTAAAGAAGGATGCTATCGTAATGATCCCCCAACCACGAAGTGCCGTTATCCACGATGGATATCGGGTAATAGAAATAGTGCAACTCGACATTATAGTCCTGATCGGGGGTCGGAGCGAGGAGGAAGCTGTCCTTGTCGAAGAAAGCATAATGGGTCGGCTGACCAAGTTTGGCCGGGTTCGGAAACGCTTCGCGGATGAAACTCACATCCTTGTTCAGCATATAACTGAAGATACCGGTTACGGGGTCGATGCTTGCCATCGAAAAACTGGCGAGCCAGTCACACGGGACGGTCAGATACGGATTGCCTGACAGCACCGCACCCATCACGTTCTTGCGTATGTCCAGCAGCTGGATCGAGTTGAACACCCGCTGCTCAGCCTGCCGGATGAACGTGTTGATCTGCTGCGTCGAGGTGATGACAATCGTGGTCAGCTGCGTCGGGTCCTGAAAGGTCGTGTTGGGGAAATCGTTCTCCATGTAGACCTTGATGGCCGCGAAGAGGGTCGGGTAGTCCATCAGGCCAGCCTAGGGCTGCACTTGGTCCCTTTCGTGGCAGCACCCGTGCCACGCTTCTTGACCGTCTGCGTGTTGGCGTGAACGTTCGGATAGCCGTTGCAGTTCGGCACCGGCACCGGCTTGGGCATACGATTGTTGTACTCGCCCTTATCGTCATGTTCGGGCATCAGCTTGCCTCCACAGTCACGTTGCCTGTCTTGCATGCCATTAGTAGCTTATCCGGGAGGCTTGGCAAACCCAGCGGATTGAACAGGCCCACCGGGTTCCAGCCCCACTGGATATCGCGGCTACCTCCGCTTGGATTGCCCCCAGCGTTCAACCCGCTTTCCTCATAGCTGTTATCCCGTCGCGGGTTGCGCAGGGCCTGAGGATCATCGACCGGGTACATGCCCAGCATCAGCTGCGGGTGATCCTTCACCCAGCACGAGGGGCAGGCTAACATGTTAGTCGGACGCGCCTTGACGATGAGCATCTTCAGGCGTTTAAGCGGGTACTGAAAGCCACAAAGATCGCATTCACTAATAGCCTTCTTGCCAAGAGCAAACCGATTAGGCATCACAAATATCCTTTAAGTATTGAGGATATCTAGTCGCACTGCTGTCCACATATATCGCGCTAATGCTCATATAAACATTTGCCGGGGTACAAAGCGCACGGGCGCTTTCTCCCGGTCCTCATCCGATGCCGCCTGCCACGCCTCGTCATAGTCAGCCTTCAGCATCGGCAAGCGGTTCATGCCATCGGGCAGCTTCTTGGCTAGGTAGTAGGCCAACCCCGCTACCAGCGCAGGGATGAACCGGAACGGGATAGCGGGCACATCCTGCCCGTCCCCTGCGTCCTCGATACGAACCATGCGCCAATATACGAAGGTATACCAGTTGTCCCTATCTGGTATGGGCCAGATGGTGATACTCGGCGGGTTTACCATCAAACCGGGGTCCACCGTCCCCGTGGCCCGGTTCACCACCACCTGCAACGGACGCTGCCTGCTGTTCTTGTTCGGGATGGATGTGTAGACCGACAGGCTGATCCGGTTGATGCTTATGTCGGTCTGCGTATCACCAATGCCCGTACGGATGACATGATCGAGAAGATCAATAGTATCGACCGGCAGAGCATAGTCCGACACACCCTTGAGCAAAGGGATTTCACCGCGCTGGATTGTCCACAGATTGATCCCCCTGTTTGCCCAATCAATAGTGAGCAAATTCAAACTTCGCGCAGCTGTACGCAAATCATAGCCCGTCCGCAACTCCGCACCACACCGGTCGAACGCCTCTTCCACGAGCGTGTTGAGGTCGAACTGAAAAGCGTTGGTGCCGGACGTGCTGGACATGGCTCAGTGTAGCCCTTTCAGCACCTTGGCGAAACGGGCACGTTGCGCCACCTTGCCCGACCCCTTGGCTGCGGCCTCAATCTTGGCAGCGGGTATCTTCTTACCCTGCGGCACGCCGAGATCGCGGTGCAGCTGACCGGGTTTCTTGATCGCGCTCTTGATATTGAGCTTACCGCCCTTAGCGTACACGTCCACCTGATTGGGGTTATCCGTGCGCGTCACCTGTTTGGGCTGTTTGCCCTTGTCGATGGCCCCCATCCCACGGCTCGCACGCATGACACGCTCCTAGACAAGACCGGCAAACTTCGTCGCCAGCCAGATAACTAACACAATAAAAACAATAACATATATAATGTTCTTCACATTCTGCTCTAGAGGTAGGAAGTTAAGCAGAAGGAAAAGCAGCACTACCAGCGCAACAGCAACTATGAGGGACACAAGCATGACAGCCTCCTATGCGGCGTCGAATATGGTACCGGTAGGAACAGTAAGGCCGGGAGAATCACTAAACAGCCCATTAAGCTGTATAGCAGACATTACTGCATAGGACCGGGCTGGATGGCTATGAGTGTAGCCTGACCAGTCGAACCGGTCGCCAAAGCCAGCCGCGCCGCAGCTGGGACAAAAGCATAGTTACTCTGTTTAGCTGCGGTAGAATTGACTAAGTTCGCATCCGTATGAGGGAACCATGTTGGCGTCACGGTTGGGTCCAGAACATTATCCAGCGTCTGCTGTACTGTAACCGTTACAGTACCCGTAACATTCAACTGCAAAGATACCTGAGGACGACCATAAAGATCAAATATGATTGGGTTAGAATACTGCGTCAACCCGCTCGTATTGTTTCCGATGGTTGTAGTCTGGCGTGGCATGACTACTTCCTTTTGGTTTTGCCCCCATGGCGCATACCGACCCGCTTGGCATGGGTCTTGCCCTGCTGGGCGACACCGTCGATACCACCGCCCTTGCCAAACGCCTTGCCGCCCTTCTTGAAGGGCAGTCCACTACCCATGCTGGGTCCTGCGGGTCCAGCATCGGGCACTGCGGGTGACGCCACCGACGTAGGGCTTTTCTTGGCAAACTGGGGCGGCACAGAAGGCTTCTTGGGGCCTGAAGGAGGTGCAGCCTTCTTGGCGAACGGATTGGCTGCGGGAGGCTTCTTGCCGCCACCCATACCTGCGAACGGATTGACACCCTTGGGCATATCAGCTGCTCCCTTTGCACCGGGTATGACCCCGGATAGCACAACCGTCGATGGAACCGCCCTTGGCCTTCTTGGTCATGCCGCCACCACAATTCATCTTGACCGCGCCGCCCTTCTTGAAGGTCGTCGCGACCTTGCGTTCCTCGCTGCCCTTGGGCGCTTTGACCGGCACACCGTCATACTTGTAGTTATGCTCCAGCGTGCCGCCCTTGAACATACGAACCTTGCCACCGCGCTTGAAATCGTCGGCGTCGTGATCATCCTTCTTCACTTTGCCACCTTTGGCGTAGCCACGGTTACCGCTGCCACCGAGTATCTGTTGCAGGCGTGCCTGCGCCTTCTGCTGCTCGGTCATGGCACCTTGGGCAGCGATGGTGTTCCGCGCCTGCTGCTGGTACCGGGCCGCATTAGCCGCTGCCGTGGCCTGTCCAAGCTTTTGGGCAGGGGTAAGGGGCGCTCCGGTATTGGACGTAGGCCACGCCCCCGGAGGAGGATTGGCAGGCATGGGAACACGGGCCACATTACCCGGTACCGGAGCCGTGGGCCTAGGCAAGGAAGCAATCCCCCCGCCCGGCGCTGGGCTGGCAGTGGCCGGTGCCGGACGGGGGGCGGCGCGAGCAACGGGGCGCACGGATTGATCAGCTGATGTCGCCGCAGCACGACGCGCAGCCATATTCGCGGCACTCCGGCGCGCAGCCTGACGCGCAAACAACCGCGCATTGGCGGCTGCGTCTGCGCTCGTATCCATCTTGCTCGTATCTTGAATGACCGGGTTCGAAACGAACTGCACCCCGCTTGCTGACGGGACAGCCGGGGAAGCAGCGCCACCGCCGCCACCACTGCTGCTTGGGCCTACGATATCGCTGTCGTCGTCATCGTCGTCAGCAGCACCACCTTCGGCGAACCTGCGTCTGCGTGCCATGATACACCTGCCTTCGTATCAGCTGTCAGCAAACGGCGTGGCGAATGTCGCCGTGCCGAACAGCTGGCCGCTAACCTGATACTTGTTCGCGGCGATTGCCCTGATGGTGACATCGGAATTGATGATACCACCCGTAGTACCACCATTGAGGTTCATCGCGCGGTTGCTGGTGCCGTTCGGCGCGAAGTTGGTGAACGAACCACCGCTGGACGTAATGCTGATCATGCCAACCATCAGGTCGGCAACCTGCCCGGTTATGATCTTGAACCCGGCAGCGTTGACCGTGGCACCAAACAGGATGTCGTATACGACGCCTATGTTACTGGTAGGGCCGGTAGGGATAATGATCGGAAGAGTGATGACCCCACCCGTGCCGGTATACGTGACAAGGGTAGTCTTCCCGCCATTGGCAACGGGATCGATGGTCATGGTGGAAACGGCCATCGGGACGATCATACCGGGACCCATGCCGATAAATCCGCCAAGCGAGCGGACGGGTCCCGAAAACGTGCTCGTGCCCATAAGATACCTCCGTGTAGTAGCACCCGTTCTTCGCTGTCGCTACTAAGTCTGCCGAGGCAGTCAGCGAAGAATGACAAGTATCAGCCGCTGCTGCCGTATATCCCAAGGGGGTCAGACCAGCCAAAAGAATAACGCTCGCGGCTTTTATACCGAACATTGCCAGTGTCAAAATCACCATCCATTGAATTGGCCAGTGGAACACGCACAAAATGCTTGAGACCATTGGGCACATCAGTGGTCAGGAACCAAGCAAGTGTGTTGGTGAGGAAGTGATTGACGGTATATCCTTCAGGGATCGAACCGTTGGTCCGCAGCGCATTGATGTCATTATCGGATGTTCCGACACGCAGTTCCGTCTGTAGCAACCGGGTCGCGACGAACATCAGGGCTGGCGGAATGATCAGCTTGCGTGGCTGAGCCGCGATCAGCAGACCGCGTTCATCGGTCCAAGCGGCAATCTGGATAACCGCCGCTTCCAGAGCAGTTTCATTCAGGTCAGCAGCCGTAGCCGACATATTGGAGTTCACTGCACCTGCGACGAGAGGGTGAGAAACCGAAAACAGCGGTACTCCGTCACCGCCGTTGTAGTTGGCGGAAAAACCATTGTTGAGGATAGCCGCAGCCTTGGTCTGCTTGGTATAGGCCATCGCCCGCGCGAGAGCCTTGGTGTAGCGTGTGGACAGACTGTCGTACAGGTTGTCCTCAATCGCTTCTTCCGTGAGCGAGAACCCGAGGGCAATCGTCTCATGGTTGTACCGCGAAGTGAAGGTTTCCTGCGCGTTGTCATAAGCGATGGCGTTACCTTCGGGCTTGACCGGTGCCGCCCCGAAGCCGGACAGCTTGGTCTCTTCCTCGAATGAACGCTCGGAGGTTTCCTGCTCGAAAATCTCCTTGTGTTCCTCACCGTAACGTTTGTACTCAAGCCCGAACAAGGCATTGAGGCCGGGGAGCAATTCCTTGAGGAGTTGCGCGCGTGAAATTGCCATGGCTCAGCCTCCTTACACGCCGGTCGCGTTGTTGTAGGCGTGCATACCAGCGTTCCACTTGCAGATAACCTCACTGAAGTTACCAAGGGTCGGCTGGGTCTCAAGCACGACATCGACAATACGGACAGGCAGGGTTGCCGTGGTGGCAGGGGAATTGCCGACGCCATTGGCAGAATTGCCCGTGGCGGCATTACCCGCATTCTGCACAACAGCGATGTTCTTGCCGACTGCGGCACGGGTGACTGTACCAACGGTCGTGCCGCTCGACAAAACTGCCGTCTTGAACAGGAGATCGGGGTCATCGGCGACATAGGCCATGATATCGGCGGCTACGGTGTTGGCCGAATAGGACTGACGGAATGTCTTGCCAAACACCGGGTCGGTGTAGGAACAGCCCATGAACACACCGCACGGTGCAGCCGTGGCCGTACCGCTGTCCTTCTGGACATTGCCGCCGTTGAACCCGACCATATCCCCGAAGAAGATAGCGGTAGCGTAGTTCGACGCAATGGGCAGCTGCCGGGTTGACCCCGCATAGACCTGACCACCGATCAGATTGATCGGGATGAACCCATAAGGGGCAGAGACAACAGGATAGGCCATAACTCAGCTCCTGATTAACTACCGCTGCCAAAAGTCGTCTTGGATTTCCGTTCCTTGAATAGCGGCATGCGGGGATCGTTTTCCCGCATGAAATTGTTGTCCACGCTCTCCATTTGGGAACCAGCCATCTTGCTGTAATATTCCCTACGCTGATCAATCAACTGCGTAGGAGCCTTGCACAACAGCAAACCACCGATCTCAATATTATCCTTGAAGCGGCTTTCAGGATTTACAAACATCTGAAACTCGGGCTGTTCTTCAATGCGAACAGGCTCCCAGCCTTCGCGCAGCTGGGCCGACAGATTGGCGGGGTCGGCCTGACCCAGCAAGGCAACCCTGACCCAACGATACTCGTAACCACGGCGTTTGACCGGTTCCGGCAAGGCTGACGCAGGCTTCCATACCTGCGCCCGTGCGGTTTCCTCTCTGGTCTCGGTCTCGCGCGAAACGCGATTGACGGTCATCGCTGCTGCTCCAGCTTCATCACTTCACGAGCATATTGTTCAGGGGTAAGCCCAAGCCGCTTGGAGATAGCCACCTGCGATTTGGTCAGAACGACCTTCTTGGTGGCTGTACTGCGCGAAGCGGGGGAGACGACGCTGGTGGGTCGCGCACGCCTAGGCTTCTCTGGCTCCCCGAAGTATTCGGGGAAACGTTTGCGCATCGTTGTGTCGATGCTCTTCCAGTAATCGTCGGAGCCTATGAACTGCTGCCCGTTTTGCGAGGCCAGCTTGGCATGGACACCGAGTGCTGCCGCAGTCATTTCCTCGTCTGTGCCGTACCACTGATTGCGCTCTTGCCACGCAAGTGTTTTATGGTCCGGCTTAGGCGGTGTAGCCTGCTGCGGTGGAGGTTCTACAACTACGTCGGGAAGCTGTAAAGGCCCACGTCGCTGCGCTAGGTTCGCTAGACGTGCCTGCGCAGCCTGTAGCTTCTCTTGCGCCGCGAGGACCTTCTCGGTATCCCCCGCCTCGTAAGCCTCACGGTATTCCCTTCTGGCAGTCTCCAACTCAAGGTCGGCATGCTGTTTGAAACTACCGAAAAGAATTTGCTCGCCTTCAGTGAGGGTACTTTTAAGACGGCGGTTCTCATCCAGCAATCGCTGAGTGGTACTGATAGCCTCATTCTTCTCGCGAGCTTCACGTTCTTTCTCGCGGCGCTCGTCGTGCCAGACCTTCTTTAGCTGCTTCAGGCGCTGCTTGGCCCTGCCTTCGTACTCCTCAAGTTCATCAGCTTCCAGTTCTTCGACGATATCACGGGGCATCGGTTCACGCCCCTGATCGTCCTCAGGCGTGTCATCGACAATCTCGACTTCGGGAACTTCACCCCCTTCGTCGAGATCGATGCTGACTTCCTGACCGAAGCCCATTTCCTCATCTTCGTCCGTATGGGTCGGACGGCTGGGGGGACGTGATGCCATTGCCTGTCTCCTGCCATTACCCGCGCTGGATACCGCGCGGGTCCTCGACGACAGCCTCAACACTATCATCATTTAGGATGCGGAAGTCATGCCCGTGTATACGCAGGCGCGTGCCCGCGTGCGGACGCACGACAACAAAGTCCCCTTCCTTGCACCAAGGGCCGCTGGGGAACCGTGTCTCGTCGCTGTAGGCATCGGGGCCTACCTTCATGACGAATAGCACGGTAGCCAGAAGCTCCTCATTGCGCAGCGTCTCGTCGGCCTTGATCACCCCGCCCGTGGTTGTCTTCTCGACTGCGGGCACGGCACACAACAGGCGATAGCCGCACGGGTCGGGGAGCAACCTCGGCTTCTCATGCTCGGGCAGGCTGGGAACAGCTTCAACGGTCATCGTCTTCCTCCTGATCGAGCCTGCGGGCGAGATCAGCGATCATGCCGTTGACCAGCGCGTAACCACGCGCGATGCCGGTAAAGTAGCGGTACTCGCTGTGATCCTTGACGGTGCCCAAGACAAGGTCATTTGCCAGCTTGTCGTAGGCTTCCTGTACCTGTTCTGAGAGGTACAGAAGTTCCGGTGCCATGCGTTATCCTCCCATGTCGGGGCCTCCACCACCGCCGTCTGGAGGCGGCATCGGGGGCTGTGGCTGCGGCGGCGCAGCCTGTTGTGGCGGCTGCGGTATGGGGTTCTGCGGGATGGGCGCGGGCGGCGGCGGAGGATTGATGAATGGCCCGATGGCCTTCTCGCCCACCTGCATGCCAAGCTCGACACCCTTGAGTTGCTGATCGGACTGTATCTGCGCCTTGCTCGACGCAATCTTTGCTCCTGCCGCGACACCGGCAATCTGCCTATCGCTGATGATCTTCTCTTCGCGCAACCGGATGTCGTCGGCCTTGGCGGCGGCGTCGATATCCAGCTTCTTCTCCTTGATGGTGACTTCGCGGCCCTTGATCTGCAACTCGGCCTGCTGAAGCTGGACGATGGGGTCCTGACTGGCGGCGGCGTTCTGCTGCGCCTGCTGCATGGCCTGCTTCTTGCCGGTCAGCTGCTGCGTGGCCTGCGCGGCAAGGCGGCTGATGGCGATCTCCACCTCGGGTTCCAGCTGCGCGTTCATCGGCGGCAGCGGCACCCCGGCCTCGTCCTCGATCTGCTTGCGGTACGAATAGGCCATATGCTGCTGAATGTGCGCCTGCATCGCGCCCATGATGGCCTGCGTGTTGGGCGCGCCTTGCAGCATCTGCTGCATCTGCGGGTCCTGCATGGCCCCCATGTGCACGACAATGTGGCTGTCATGATCCTGATAAATGAACGCGAGAACCGGCTTGCCCATAAGCACGTTCATGTTTTCACTCACGGGGTCCTGCGGTACACGGTCGTCATCATCGGGCATGGGCACGAGCTTGCTGGCGTTCTGGATGCCCAAGACTTCAAGCATCTGGCGGTGAAGGAGCGGGAGGTTGTATAACTGCGGCGCGCCCGATGCGAGTTGGAGAACCGCTTGATACTGCACGATCTTCTGCGCCATGGTGGCAGCGTTCGGATCACTGATCGGTATTACATCGACGCAGTCGTAATCGTCCTGCTTGACCGTCTTGTCGGCCCCGTCCGGCTCGTAAGTATAGTCATTGGGGGTGTTGTCACGGATGATCGCCTTGAGCAGCTTGAGTTCCTGCTTCATGCTGAAGTGCACGCGCGCCTGCACAGCACTCATGATCTTCAGCATACGCTCAAGTATCGCCAGTGTCGTACCAACCGGCGCTTGCGCCGACATATCGCTGATTTTCAGGTCCGCCGCCGCCGCAAAACGCTGACCCGCTTCCACGATGAATTGCAGCAGCTGGAACAGGACGACGGAGGGTTCCTTGTAGGGAAGCGGACGCAGATTGTCCTGCAAGGTGCCACTACCGATATCGACATCCCGCCATTCACCGGGGGTTATGGGTACGTCATCACCCTTAATTCTCAAGCCTTTGGTCTTGAAGCCACCGGGCAGGTTGCTGAGCGTGCCCGCATCGACCAGCTGGCGAATGATCGACGTACCCGACTTGGCGAAGGCTCCCAGCAGGTGGATCATACCTAACGCGTAGAAGCCGAACCCCGGCACGTAGGAGTAGTGGACGAAGTGCTGGCGCTTGGCTTTCAGCGGGTCGTCCTGATTCCAGTTGCGCCGGATGGCCAGCACGTTCAGCGTCTGTTTGTCGAAGGTCACGACGTAGGGCAAGGCGATATCGAGTTCATCTTCCTCGGGGGAACGGTATTGGTCGTCGGGAATGATCAGGGCGACGTGCATCTCAAGCAGCTTGTGCCGGTCGTCTATGTCGGCACGGAAGCCCAGCTTCTCGGCAATCTTTTTCTCGATCTCGTCAAAGGTATCGGTCGGCTCTCCCAAGTCGGTGTCGATATAGAACCCTGCCGCCTGCAACTTCTTGATCTCATTCGGCGTCTTACGCATGACGTGGGCAACCCGCTCGGCGCTCTCTATGGAGGAGGCCCCGTAGGGGACAACCAAGTCTTCGGCAGGTACGTACATGGATGTCTGCCGGTCGAGGCCCGGATCGAAATAGACTTTCTTGAATGCGTTGCCCGACAGTCCAAGTCCCCACAACATGCGCTCATGCTCGGGGCGGTATTCGACCATCCGCTCGGTGAGCTGGTAATTCATGTCCTCTTTGACCCGCGCAGCTGCATCGCGCTTCTCAGGGGTCTCACGCCCGATTATCTTTGTCTTGATCGGTCCCTGCGCCGGGAAGGTCTCCATCATAGTATCGGCTTGGAACCGAACGAGGGCTTCTGCCATGAGTGGATGGTAGACCCCGCAGGCACCCGGCCATGGCTCGGTGCGATCTTCTATGTTGGTTCCAAGCAGTTCAAGGCCATCGACGTACGTGGTAACCCATTCCTTCCGTGAGTTTATGTCTTCCTCGAATTCGCGGTGAAGATCGCTGGCGATGGTGCTGAGTTGTGACGGGTCCATGTCCTCGGCAAGGTTGTGCGCGAAGTCATCGTCTGGCAGGTTGGGGTGTTCGTCAGGTTCATCGGGGTCACCGCAGCCCGTGTCGCACAGGTCGTCATCGTCGTCGTTCTCGTCATTGGCGATCTCGACTTCGATCTCGACAAGATCAGGGTCTTCCTCATCCTGTGCAACGAGAGCGATGGGCGATGGACGCAAGGACGTAGCCATTTACGGGAAGCCTTACTGTTTTCCCTTCCTTACGCGCGCTGCACGTCGCGCGCCAGCCGTAGTGTGCCGCAGGTGTTTCTTCTTTTCGGACAGGTGCGTATGCGTTTCTTCGGGTACAGGCGGCAAGGGTTCACCCGGTGGCTCTTTCGGCTCGGGCATAAGCTGCTGCATCATCGGCTGACTCTGGCTTTGGGTCTGGCCATTGTCATTGCTTTCCTGCCCGCTCGCCTGCTTCTGGCTGGCCTGTTTGTCTACGGGCTGTTCCTCGTCTCTCTCTTGCGGTGAAGGCGCAAGCGGCGGCGGAGCCATAGCGGCAGGAGGGTCGGCTGGTGCCTCGTGCGGCGGATCAGCAGGAATACCCTGTTCGGGAAAATTGGCCGGATCCATGTAAGCTTCGCGGATGGCGTCACTCATCTCGGGGTGCAGGCTGAGCAGGCGCTGAAGCTCGTCGCACGCGGCTACCGCCGTGGGCTGCTCGGTGTGATGATGCCGCAATGTGTTGAATACGCCCCGCACGGGGTTCGTCCAGCGGTCCCACTCAGGCTTCAGCGCCTTGTAGATATTCTGCACATCGACCATGGGATATGCTCCTCTTGTTATGAAACTTGTCGTGTGAATCATGGGTCGGTTGATTTTCCATCAGTAGTACGCCCTTCGCCGTGGCGACTTGAAGTAGCGCGGCTCATCGGGTTCATCGAGATCAGTGGTGACATAGCCGCCCTGCCGGAACCGGTGGAGAGCCATGGACACCGTATCGGTGTAATCGTCGTAACGGTCAAACGGAAAACCCGCGACTTCGTCGATGACGATCTCGGCCCAGCGGCGCGCGGGGAACCACACGCGCCCCGAAGCGAAGATGTCGGCGACGGCGTTCAGGCGGCTGATCTTGTCGTTCCCCCTTGTCGGGGTGAACTCCTGCACGGGGATACCGACCAAACGTAACTCATAGATGAGCGGGCTTCCGCTGGCTTTCTTCTCGACAATCACGCTGTCTGGCAGCCATTCCTTGTACTGCGCCTTGGCAAGCAGCTTCAGCTGGGGAAACTCGACGCGCTCGCGTACTGCGTTTAGCAAGATTATATTTGCTTGGTTTTCACCGTCGTCGTTCTCACGGTAGAAAACCCCCCATGTGGTGCAGGCGCTGTAGTCAGCGCGCTCGTTCTTTTCAAAGGCGGTATCCCAGCACTGAAGGATGAACTCAAGGCGCGGGGGGTCCTCTTCCGGCCACTCGCGCCACCACTCGCGCTTGATGATGGCGGCCCCTTCGGCAACGGGGTCCTGCTGATACTGGCTCTGCCATTTATGGTTGGGGATATCCCGTTGTATCTTTTCCAGTTCTTCCAAGGGCCAGAACTCGGGCCAGAGGGAATTGCCTGACGGGAGAATGGCGGGGAACTCGATCACTTTCCATTCGTCGACGGCGTCGTTGTTGGCCGCGTCCTGAAGGATGGCTCCGGTTAAATCCCTTTTTGACCATCTGGTCATGACCACGACCACGGCGGCACCGGGCTGCAACCGCTGGCGCGGACCCGAAGTGAACCAGCCGTAGGTCTTGTCGTATATCTCGGGTGTAGTCTCGGCCTGTGTTGCCTCCTGCTCGGAATTATGTGTCACGACATACCCACGCCCGGCAAGGAACAGCCCATCCGGGCGCTCGACGGTGATACACTGCACCGAACCGATAGACGCCGTTTGCGTTACCTTGATGGACCGATGCTGCTTGTCGTGCGTCGTCTTGGTCCGCGCACGCTTGCGCGGCATCGACGCGCAATCCTTGAGCTTGAACGTCACCCTGTGCATCAAACAGGCACCAAAACTGCCGTTGGTCTGATATGTCCTGCGCTGACACTTGCGGCCCAATGAACGCAGAAGCTCCACAACCTGATCGACCAGCTTGGCGTCCTTATTGTGAAACGCACACTGCCCCTGCGCGGTCACATTGCCATCGGTATCCATGAGCCCGCGCAACAAGTCCATGCGTTGCTCGATCGAAGCGACAAGATAGGCTTCGGGGATATGTTTGTTGCTCAGCAGTTTCACGTCGATAAGCTGTTCCCGCAGCTTGAGAACCCCGAAAGAGAACCTGTCCGCAAGGTCCGTGGTCTCATACCCGCGCCGCTGGAACTCGGAGCGCATGAACGGGGCATCATCCGGATGCGCCGTCATACGTCCAAGCGAAGAAGTGCCATCCCCCAACCATGCCCCCAACACCCATGGGTCGATAGGCAGATCGCGCTCCGGGTAGCGCACCGCCGCATGGCGAGGGATCATGAACGCACTCGACCGTGCCTCGACAAGCTCCTCGACAAGCTCCTCGGTAGTCAGGTTGCGGTAAGGGTCTTTGGTGCGGGTAGACGTGCGCACGTTCCACAAGTGCTTGGCGTCGGCAAGGATCGTCTCGCCGTCGTATGTGGTGACGGCATAGAGGGAGCGGTTATGGTACACCGGAGATGTCGCCACGACCCGCGTAGGCTTCCCATCGGGGCCGAACACCTCATCACCGACTACCAGTTCCCCAAGCGGGACAAACCCGTTCGGCGTGGGGATGGGGGTCGTGATCTCAAGCGCATGGGGATCGTCGATGATCAGCAGGTCCGCGCCCTTGCCGGTCACGGCACCGCCGACGCCGATGGCGAAATACTCACCGCCCCGGTTGGTGTTCCACCTGCCTGCGGCAGTGCTGTCCTTGGCGAGCGAGACCTTGGGGAACAGCGCATGGTACTCGCCGCTGTCCACGAGATTGCGCACTTTCCTGCCGAAGCCAACGGCGAGATCGGCGGTATGCGAGCACTGGATGACCTTGCGGTCGGGAAACAGGCCAAGGTACCATGAAGGAAGGAGGTAGGAGGCGAACTCGCTCTTGGTGTGTCGGGGCGGCATGTTGATGATGAGGCGACGGGTCTTGCCGCTGATGATCTCTTCGAAGGCTCGGGCCATGCGCTTGTGGTGACGCCCGCCGATGAAGGTGGGCCACATGGCGCGGACGTAAGCAAGGAAATCGCTGCGTTGGGTTTGCTGGGAACGGAGTAAATGGAGCTTGTCCAGTTGCGCGAGAAGGAGGGCTTGGTCCCCGGCAGACATGGAGGGGAGAAGCGCGGGGATGTCGTCGAGGGAAACGGGGGCGCTCATGGTCTGGATTTGCGCTTGCGTTTTGGCTTGGGCTTTTCCGCTTCAGCATAGCGTTCTTCCAGCGCGTTGAGCACGTCGATATCGGGAGGGGGAGCAGTACCGAGAAGTTCGTCAAGATCGGGCAGGTCGGGTTCGGGCGGGGTGAACACGCCAAGCTCATCGTCCAGTTCGTCCTGCGTGGCGGGCAGGCTTGGCGTGTCGATCAGGCTTTTTATGCGTGCCTTGATGGCCGCTTCCAAGGTGTTTGCGTCTTGGTGCTTGACGGTAATCTCGCTACGCTCGGTGAAAAGGCCGATATCGCTGTGTTTGCCCAGTAGTTCCAGAGCTTTAAGCTCGTAACGAATGTCCCCACAGTTGGCGATCTCCATCAGCTTGGCGGTTACGGCAGCACGGGCCTGCCCGACATCGAAAGCTAGCATCGATCCGTAGGTGGTGAGAAACGATTTCGCTCCCAGCCCCACGCCAACGGAGGAAGACAGGGCGTTCCTGTCACGCGCGGTCACGGCACGCTGGAGCAATGCCTTTTCCTGCTGGATGGTGTCGGCGTCGGCCTCGATTGGCGCACCGATGGTGTGCAGGAAGTCCGCCGTGTTGGCGACAACGGCCATCTCATCCATGAAAGTCGGGATTTCCTCGTCCGACAGGTCGAATGGCTGCGGAATGTCCTCGATATCCAGCTTGGGCATCGTTTTCACCCTTTTTGGGGGGCTTGTGGATACGAAAATACGAAAAAAAGGTCAAATGGGACCCAAAATATGGGACCCAAAAGTAAAAATCGCTCATTTTCAAGTAAAAAATAGCTAATCCAAATAAAAATACAGCCAATTTAAGTAATAAATGTTGCTTTTTTGTTCTCTTTTTCGTAAAATTCCTAATCGTTTGAGTGGATTAGTATGTATAGGCGCTCGGCGAGGCTCATTGATATAAGGGGTGTGCCCCGTGCCAGCCCCATTGCGCCTAGGAAATGACCCCTAGGGCGGATTTTCCCTGTGTTTTCAAGGGGTTGCACCACATCAGCCTAACAAGTTAGGCGCAATGCGCTTTGTTGTTTGACTTTGTCCAATACCTATGTTTTTATTCAATCACTGCGAAGGAGTGCTTCGCAGATCGAAAGGAAAGCAAGTCATGACCACTAACAGGTCCGCCCTCGCCGCTGCTCTCGCTCTTGCCGCTGGCAAGAGTGGCGCGCCAGCTTTGCCTGCCGCGATCAAGGAACGTACTGCCAAGGTGCGCAGCGAGAAGGCCGCGAAGGCCGCGCCCAAGGCGAAGGCTCCTCGCGCGCCGCGCAAGCCTAAGGCTCCCATTGTCTGCGTCATGAATGGCCAGACAATCAACATCGACGTGGCGAAAGTCGCCATGCCGGATATCATCGCGGAAATCGAACGTGTCACCCGCTCCGCTCACGGCGCGCATATCCGCTTCGCCGCTAAGCTCAACCTGATGCTGCCTTTCGCTTGGTTCGATATCAGCGCCGACGAGGTTTCGCTCGAAGCGACCAAGCTGAACGAGCAAAAGAAACCGTACTATGCGGCGCTCAAAGCGGCTGGCCATAGCAACCCTTCCAAAGCTTTCGGTGACGTGAAAGGCTACGGCAAAAACCTTCGCGCTGGCTTGTCGCCAAACGGAAAGACCATGGCCAATGGCAAGCCCATACCTGCCAGCAAGCAACCGGCTGGCGAAGGTCAGTCGACGGGCGGAGCGAACGAGAATGAAGCACGCTCGCCGATGGTCCGTAATGTCGACGAGTTGGTCGCGCTGTACAAGTACAATGTGCGGACCAACTCGCCGCTCGAAAAGATCAAGGCGGCACAAGGTCACATCATGGCTGCGCTTGCTGCGCTGGGCGTGGATGTGCGCACCATCAAAACCGACAAGAGCAAGTGACCTAACCCGCGCGCCCCTAACAAGTTAGGGGCGCGCGATACTCTCCACTCCCTTCTGAGGTAACCACTACACAACATGGCCAACATCAAAAATCTCGAAATCGTCGCTAAGGCTGGCAAGGTTCGCGCTGTGATCGGATACGAACCCGATGAACTGCGCTGGATTTGTATGGTCAATGACTATGGGCCAGCGCGTGAGACACTAACGGCAGGTGTCCACCGCACGCGCGCCGACGCTATCGCATGGGCACGCGATACCATCGCGCGCAAAGCATGGCGCGATGGAAGCGAGCTTCCCGACTGGCACGACGAGCAAACCGCGCGCCCTAACTGATAACACTAACCCGCGCGCCCCTAACAAGTTAGGGGCGCGCTTCGCTTTGGAGACTGGCCAGATGATTATCCTTCGCCCCTACCTGACCGACAAGCGTGGCAACGTCACGCGCCTAGGCGCAATGTGCACATACGATAATTGGAACGACGTTCGCCGCGCATTCGGCAGCGATGAGGTGACGCACATTGCAGACACGCGCGATGTGATGGTGCGCGGCTGGCGTCTGCAATGCCTGAACGGATTGCGTTCGTTGCATCGCCCCTAACAAGTTAGGCTCGACAACAAAATAGGCCGCGCGAAAGCGTGGCCTATTTTTTCGCGCGCGCCCTACGCAGTAGGGCGCGCGCGCTCGCGTGCCACGCGCGCGCCTTATGCGCGCTCGCGTACGCGCGCGCGCGCGCGCGCGCCTTATGCGCGCTCGCGTACGCGCGCGCGCGCGCGCGCACCTGCATAGCAGGTGCGCGCCGCGCTAACTTGTTAGAGCCGATCGCTTATTTTGTGTGATAGTGTTGTACAAACGGTGCACGCGCGCGTGCACATAATGTGGCAAACACGGCATTATGTCACAATCTTGTTACGCCGTTATCTGGCCAAACCTAACTTGTTATGCCGTAAGTGTTTGATTCCATTGAATTGTTACGTCTGTTACGTTGTTACGCCCGATTTTGATAAACTCTTATTCTGTGTGTGTGTTTGTGTGTCGCGCGATGTGTCCCGGCACGCAGTTTGCGCAATGCGCAAAAACACCCCTATATACTACTCTTTAATTTTTCACTCATAACAACATAACAAACAAAGTAACCACTATGAAACGTAAGGATTTTTCCGTTATTTTGACTCGTAACATGTTACGCGCGCCCCATAACAGCCCTGCCGCACCATTGAAAACATTGGATTTTTTAAATGATAGTGTTGTACAACCGTGCGTGCATACGCACTTTACAAGCCTTCAAAAATGTGGTACGGCGTGCGCCAGTACCGATGCGGTACCAAGCTGCGACGTACCAGTCAAAGACCGGCTGGCATGTCTTGAAGTGAACGCCGATTGCGGGTACATTCAAAAGAAAAAAGTCGAGTGCACGTAAGCGCAAAGCGTGCACAGGCCGGTGCCGTCAGCCAATGCCCCTAGGCTGGCGGCACCAACGGACTAACAAGTTAGGGGCGGACAACCACAGCGCCCATGGGCGTGACAAGGAGCAGACACCATGCTTACCGGCGAAGAGAAGCTGACGTTGCGCGAGATCGCCAACGCCCAGCAAGGCGACACGCGCACCCTGCTGCGCAAGGCAATCAATCACATCTACAACCTCGAAAGCCGCCTGAACGCCATCCGCGTGCACGCGCGCGGATGGCGTTCAGGCGGCTTTCGAGGTTGTAGA